CGTAAGGCGCTCGCCGGTATCAACTGGCCGTATTCGATGGTATGGCACGCGACAGGGCAAGGCACGGCGGAACGCGCTGATCTTGGACGCGCACAGCGAGCCGTTGAAGACCGTCAAGACTTGCTAGAATACGCAGCGGCACGAATTGTCAACTATGTGACGGCAAAGTTTATCAAACTTGGCAGATTGCAAGCTGTAAAAGATTGGTGGAAGTGGAAATTTACCTATCCAAAGAAACTCACCATCGACGATGGGCGTGTTTCCAAGGAATTGATTGAAATGTGGAAAGCGGGATTTTTGAATCCGCAGGACGTTCTTGGATTCCTTGGCAAATCGGCAGAGGAAAACTTAGACGAGCGCATCGCATACTTAACCATGCAAAAACTCAAACAGAAAGCAGTCAACGAATCAGGACTTGGCATCACAATCGAGGATCGAGAAATGGCAATGCTGACACCGAACGAAACTCCAACACAAACAACTCAAAGCAATGGCTAACGAAGTAACATTTTCCGTATCGCTTAAAGCGAGCAAAAACAACGCGACAGTAAACCAGACGGCAAATCTATTTGCTGACATGGCAGGCGCTCAAATGACGCAAGTTACGCAAAACATCGGCACAACTGCCGAGCTTGTGGATTTTGGCGACATTACAGGCGCTCCTCAGCTAGTAATGATTCGCAATCTCAGCACCACGCGATTTGTGGAGCTTGGCGGCGATTCTGGGCTAACAGTATTCAAAACGAAGATTGCAGCAGGCGGCGCGTGCTTATTTACGCCGAGCAGCGCAACGCTATACGCGAAGGCTGACACATCGGCGGCGAACATTCTTATCGTAGCAGTAGAAGCATGACCCTAAAGCCGACAACCGAAATGGCAGACGAAGCGCGGCGCGGACTCGCGTGGCGTGCTGAGTTTAACCGTGGAGGAACAGCCATCGGCGTTGCGCGTGCGCGAGACATTAGCAACCGCGCCAATCTCTCGCCCGATACGGTTCGCCGCATGGTGAGCTATTTTGCGCGGCACGAAGTTGATAAAGAGGCGCAGGGATTCCGGCAAGGCGAGGAAGGTTACCCATCAGCGGGGCGCATCGCATGGGCGCTATGGGGCGGCGATGCTGGCAAGTCATGGGCAAACGAAAAGAATAAACAACTAAACGCAGATAATTTTATGATTACGATTGAGAACAAAGCGGCAAAGGTGAAATTAAATGACCACGTTGATAAAATCAGCGTTGACAGATTGATTGACGATATTGCCAAAGTCTACGGGATGAAAGCAGTGGAGAACGCATACGCATTTGGTGAAATCGTAGCCTGCGCGGATAACGCCGTAGACACGCTCGATGTTGAAATCCATTCTGGCGGCGGCAGCGTTTTCGAGGGCTATCGCATCTTCAACGAAATGAAAAAGCTACGCGAGCGCGGCGTTTATGTCACGGCGCGAATCAATACCTTGGCGGCATCCATGGGCAGCGTCATTGCGATGGCGGCTGACAAAGTGGAGATTGCCAGTAACGGGAAAATCATGATTCATGAGGCATCGGGCGGGGCGCAAGGTGACAGCGAAACTTTGCTGCGCTATGCGGAATTGCTCGAAAACATCAGCGACGAAATCGCAGGCATTTACTCAGAGAAAACAGGTAAAGACAAAGACGACATTCGCGCTCTTATGAAAAAAGAAACGTGGATGACCGCAAAGCAGGCAATTGAGATGGGATTTGCCGATGAAATTTTTGACACCAAAACAAATGCAATGAGCATCTTAGACAAATTCCGCCCCGATGCGGCTCTCACTGAAAAAGTGCAAGGGCTGGAAGCTAGCTTGGAATCCGCGCAAACGGAAATCAGCGACATGACCGCAGCACTCACTGAGCGCACGGCAGACCTTGAAAACGCGATTGGCGAGCTTGCCACCATCAAGGCGCAACTCGACAGCATCACCGCCGAACGCGACACACTCACGGCATCGCTTGCCGAAGCTCAAAGCAAAGTTTCCGAACTGGAAGCTGATATTGTGACCGCTAACACATCCGCCGAAGCTCGCGCCGCTGAAATCGTAGCGCAAGCAGGTATTGCGCCTGTGGAAGCCACCGCAGACGAAAACCTTCCTCCATCAAACGAAAAAACACTCAACGAATTTAACCAACTAACACCCGCTGACCGTATGGCATTCGTGCGCAACGGCGGCAAAATCATCAACTAATTCAACTACTAAACTACTATGCCTAACACCCTTACTAATCTAGTCGCGGATGCCTATGCAGCCCTCGACGTTGTATCCCGCGAACTCGTGGGATTTATCCCGTCCGTAACCCGCGACACCACCGTTGACCGTGTTGCCGTTGGTCAAAACGTGCGTTCTTTCAAGACCGCCGCTAACACCGCTGGCAAAGACATTGAAGCAGCAATGGCATTCCCGTCTGCCGCTTATCAAACCGTTGGCAACGAAGCAATCACGATCACCAAGGCTCGCGCCTTTCCGTTTTCGTGGACTGCCGAGGAACAATACGCCGTCAATCAAGGCGCTGGCACACTTAGCGTAGCACAAGACCAGATTGCACAAGCATATCGCGCCGCAGTCAACGAGATTGAAAACGATATTGCTGATGCTGCCGCTCTTGGTGCATCTGGCGGTATCACGCCAAGCAACACCACGCTTTTCAATACCACTTTGAAAGATGGTGCGTTCGCCAAGAAGTTCCTTGATGACCGCGGCGCACCCTTGAGCGACCGTCACATGGTTCTTAACACTACGGCTTCCGCTGCAATGCGCGGACTGACTCAGCTCACTAACGTGGGCGATGCTGGCGATCAAGGCTTGCTCCGTCAAGGCGTGCTGGGCAATCTGTTTGGATTCAATATCCGCGAATCCGCGCAAGTTGGCACGACTGCAACCGCAACGGGTGCAAACTACCTCGTTGACAACGTAGCAGGCTACGCCGTTGGTGCCACCACCATTCACGTTGACACTGGCACGGGTTCTATTCCTGCTGGCTCGCTTGTGACCATCGGCGGAAATACCTACACCGTAACCACTGGCTTCGCGGGTGACGGAGACGGCGACATTACGATTGCCGCTCCTGGACTCATCAAGGCAATTGCCAACAATGACCCTGTGACCGTTCTTAGCGCACAAGACGCAAACGCAGCATTCAGCCGCAATGCGATTGTGCTTGCCACTCGTCTTCCCGCTGTTCCGCTTGGTGGCGACGACCTCGCCCTGATGCGCGAAGTCATCACCGATCCTCGCAGCGGATTGAGCTTTGAGCTTGCTGTGTATCCTGGCTATCGCATGGTTACTTACGAAATCGGCGTTCTTTGGGGAACGAAGGTCATCAAGCCCGAGCATATCTGCTTGCTCACCGACTAACTTTCTGGCATCTGGATTGTGTGTATTCAGCCTCGCATCGGAAACGGTGCGGGGCTTTTTTCTGTAAAAAAAGATTGACGAGCGGAATGGTTTTCGCTAAATCTTGCGCGTGACCACGAAACCAACACTCGCCAACACCTACGAAGGGCAAGACCCGACAGGATGGCTCATGTCTGAAAAGCTCGACGGCGTTCGCGCATTGTGGGACGGAAAGCAGTTCATTTCCCGCAATGGAAACAAGTTTCACGCCCCCGCATGGTTCGCGGCACAACTGCCAAGCATCGCCCTAGATGGCGAGTTATTCATGGGGCGCGGCATGTTCCAGCAAGCGGTCGGAATCGTTCGCAGCAAAGCGGGCGATTGGTCGCAAATCAAGTTTCACGTTTTCGACGCACCAGAAGCGCAAGGCGATTTCACGGCACGCTTGCAATACGCGCAGGATGCCTTGCAGGGCGTTTCTGTGGCGCAAGTGGTGGAGCATATCGTTTGCGAGTCTGAGGCGCATCTCGATGCGTTATTTGACGAAATCCGCGCACTTGGCGGCGAGGGTGTTATGCTTCGAAATCCCGCGATGCAATACGAGCAACGCCGCACAAACAACTTGCTCAAAATCAAATGGGTCGACAGCGACGAAGCGACAGTGATTGCTCGCAAGACAAACGCCGTGACCGTCGATTGGATGGGCGTGATTTTCGACCTTGGCGCGGGATTCACTAACGCCGTCCGCGCATCGCTTCCCGCAATCGGGGCGCAAGTATCGTTTGCATTTTGCGGCACGACCGACAGCGGCAAGCCTCGTTTTCCTACGTTCCTCGCGGTGCGTGACTATGAGTAATTGACACCGCCGCCAAAGCATGAGCGAGCTTGATTCTTGGATGTTGTCGTTTAACGACCAATGCGACACAACAATTGGAATTGCGACAATGGTATGCGCGGGGCAGACGTTCGCCGTTGTTGACAATCTCACCAGCAAGTCAGTAGATGGCGAGTTTGGCGGCTTAGAACCGCAAGTGCGCGGCGTTGTTACGGCGCAACCTGCCGATGTAACTTCACCGCTCACCATGCTTAACAAGCGATGCACTATCAACGGCACGGCTTATCGCGTCTCGCAAGTTGACGTTGGCACGATTGGCATTCATTTCACCCTTGCAGACCCTAATGAAAAATGATTGAGGTGAAAATCAGCAAGCGGCAATCAGCAAAGCTAGAGGCGGAACTAAAGGCATTCGCAGCTAGAGCGCAAGTGAGCGTTGCGGAAACTGTCGCGATCATTGGAACGTCCGTTGCAAAAGAACTTGCACGGAAGGTGCAACCGTTTGGATTGTCCAATGACGTTGGGCAGGAATACATGGGCAGCATCGCGAAGCAGGTTCACAAGGCGGCGCGTTATGCTGAATTTAAGGGGCTGGAGGGCGATATAAAAAGCATCCATCGCCAATTGCGTTCCCAGAACGCCAAGTTTCAAGTGTTGGTTAGACCACCTGCAAAGTTTCAGCCGAAGCGCAAGACCTTTGACCGCTCCGAGCTAAAGCAGTATGTAGATTCCCAGATGGCGAAAGCGGGGCTGGCAAAAGCGGGGTGGATTCAGGCGGGAGAAACAATTGATTCGCCATTGCTTAAAACCGTGCGCGGGAAAATCCGCAAAATCAAAGGCGTTCCGCGATGGGTTCGCCGTCATGTAAATGCACGTGCCGGCGAGTCAAAACTTATAAAGCGGCAACTCATGAGCAGTTCAGTTCTTCTCACAAACAAAGTTGATTACGCCTATGCCAAGCGCAATTCCAATCATGGCAACGTGCAATCGGCAATCGCAGACGGCTATCGACGAAGCATCACCGCAGCAAAACGAATTTTCCGAAACCTCAAATGACAACGCAACAAATCAAAGCCGCTATTGTTTCAGCTATTGGCGCGAACATCACCGACATCCCCGTAGTGGACGCAGAGCAATTCAGCGAGGTAGAATTGCCCTTTATTGGCGTTACGATGACCACAGAGCGCATTTCCAACGCATTACCGAAAGCGTATCGCGGCACGGTGGGAATTAAGCTAAGGGCGCATTCTGGCGACTCTTTGACTGTCGATCAGATCAATGACATTACCAACGATTTAGAATCGGTTTTGTCATCTGATTTCGCCGCGCTTATAAACGCGGGTCTGAACAGCATTCACATTGACTATTTTGCCCCGAACGGAGGCGTGCCACAA